CGCCCCCAAACTGTTTACACCTAAGCAGAAAGTTATTGACTTCTAGCCGCGGGTGTGGTATAATGTTCCCTGAAAAATTAGGCGACACGTCATGGTAGGACGAGGTCGACCGCCGAAGGCTGCGAGCATAGGGGTTGTTAGAGAACTAACTCGCGCCGAAATAGCCGCGACAAAACGATCGCAGATAGCGCCTATTCAAAGGTTTAGGGACTCACATCACAGAATCGCTCGCCTTTTCGCATCAGGGTTGAGGGTTAAAGAGGTAGCCGAACTCACCGGATATTCTGTTTCGAGGGTTAGCCTTTTCCACACTAACCCCGCATTTCAGCAGCTAATAGCCGAAAAGCGCCAGATCGAGGACGAAGTCCATCGGGATAGGCTAGCCGAATACAACGATTTAATACTGAGTAACGGCTTTAAGGCCGAACGAAAGCTAGCCGATAAATTGGACGACGACGATGAATCCGAGGAAATGTCGGTTCGCGAATTGATTTCTATTGCTAGAGATGCAGCGGACAGAGTCGGATTAAGTAAAAGGGCAATTCAAACTAACGTTTCAATAGACTTCGCGGCTTTACTCGATCGGGCCATTAAACGAAGTTCGCCCCCATCCGGTGACTTGAAACTTATCCCCCCAATCTCCGCAACACTGGATGGGGGTTCAACCTTGAATAGTGGCGCCCCTTGGCGCCCTACTAAGGACCCGTCCCCGATTCGATTGAAGAGGAGAATCTAGTGATGAGATGTCTTTTGAATGATGGAGGCGAATGCCTAGCGAAAGTACCGGAGGCTTGTATCTGTATGCAGATGCCGAGGGAGGTTGTGGAGGAGATGAAAAGAAAGCCGCCCGAAGTTAAACTGGATAGGAGAATCTGATGCAAAACGTCGGATTGATTCTGCTTTGTTTCGCCTTTGTGTTCGCCGTAATAGCCGCTTGCATAATGGAAGGGCAGGGTCGATGGAATTTTGGGTGGGCGGCTATAGCGTTTTGGATAGCCTCCGAGTTAATTGGAGGGCTTGGTAGGGTTTTTCACTGATGCCCGATTATAGCGACATAATCGAGAAACATGCTAACCGGGCCGGAGTTGATCCAACTTGGATGAAACGGATCATGCGGATTGAGTCTGGTGGCGATGCTGGAAATAAAACTGGATCGTATAAGGGCCTTTTTCAATTATCGGATTCAGAATTCCGTCGCCATGGCGGAACGGGCGACATTTATGATCCAGAGCAAAACACTATGGCAGCGGCTAATAAGTTAGCCCAAGAGAAACTGACCTTCAAACAGAAATACAACAAAGACCCGACTTTAGTCGACATGTATATGATCCATCAACAAGGAGAAGCCGGTTACGCTGCACATATGAATAATCCGAATTCTCCGGCTTGGGAAAACATGCTTTCGACCGGCGAAGGACAAGCTAAGGGAGCAAAATGGGCAAAGGCAGCGATTTGGGGCAATATGTCGGCGGCAGATAAAGAGAAATATGGCTCGGTCGAGAATGTTTCATCTGCTGAATTTATGGGAGACTGGTCCAACAAGATAGCCGGAACAACTGCTAGCGGATCGGGCTTTGCATCCGCTAAGGGTCGAACTCAGACCCTTCGACATGGCGCTAAAGAGCTCGAAGGTGAAGAGGAAGAGAAGTCACTAGTAAATTTGCCTAGCGTAGCTACTGGAATTCGGGTTCCGGAGTTCGATGTCCCGAATCTCGTCCCACAAATTCGGCTAGCTGGTGGAGCCGGATGATGCCAGAGCAATTTCCTTACCCAGCTAAAGGTTGGTCCACCGGCAATATGCGACTAGCCGGAAGTTACACTCCAGGAACTACCCTTGGGATGTTTCCGCCGAAGAAGAAGAAGCAACTCGAGAAAGAACAAGGCAAGGAAGATGTGGAAGAACAAAAGTTCCAGATGTCGCCGAAGCAACTTCGTGGACAAGGGGTCTCTAAGATCGACACACGTACCATAATCGACGAGTCTCAAGGCATTCGGACTTTAGAAGGTGAAAAGAAGCGGCGAGAAACCCAAGTCTCAGAGGCCGCTAGCCCAGCTGAGGTAGCGTTTGGTGACAACGATAAAGGAACCATCCTCGGCAAGCAATTGCAGCTAGCAGGTGATATCAAGCCCTTACGGATACCGGCTAATGAGAACCGGCAGCTACAAATACCGGATGATCCCTATACTATGGGCCAAATTAACCAGCAGTGGAATGAGATGGTGAAGAAGGGCAAACAGCCTGCTCTTAGCATAGTTCCAAAGGAACGTGGATGAACGAAGACCTGCTAAATTGGCTAGCCTCTGTCTCCAAGGACCCTTATCGCTTTGTAATGGGCGCTTTCCCGTGGGCCGAGCCGGACACTCGACTCACGGATTTCCCGGACGGGCCCGAACCATGGCAAAAGGAAATCCTTGGACTTATCAAGGACGGTCTTGTCGATATTAACCGTGCCATTCAACTAGCGGTAGCCTCCGGGCACGGTGTTGGCAAGACCGCCCTTGTTTGTTGGATTATCCTATGGTCGATTTCAACTAAACCCGATACTCGTGGGGTAGTAACCGCTAATACCGAGACGCAATTGAAAACCAAGACCTGGGCCGAACTCGGCAAGTGGTTCCATATGTTTATCGCTAAAGACTTTTTCTCGCTAACCGCTACTGCCCTGTTCGCAAAGGACTCCGCCCATGAACGCACTTGGCGTATTGACATGGTTCCCTGGAGTGAAAGGAACACCGAGGCGTTCGCAGGGTTGCATAACAAGGAACGACGGATCCTTGTGGTATTTGATGAGGCATCAGCAATACCGGACATTATCTGGGAGACTACCGAAGGCGCACTTACCGATGCTAACACAGAAATCATATGGTGTGTATTCGGAAATCCCACCCGGAACACGGGTAGGTTTAGGGAATGTTTCCCAGGACAGAGACATGCTCGTGAATGGAAGACTAAGCAAGTTGACAGCCGTGAGGTCTCGCTTACCAACAAGGCGCAGATGGACTCATGGATCAATGCTTATGGTGAAGACTCAGACTTTGTCCGTGTCAGAGTTAGAGGCGTATTTCCCAGGACTGGTGAGATGGAGTTCATCTCGTCGGAAGATGTTGAAACAGCCGCTACCCGCGAGATCGAGAACTACCCACACGATCCCTTGGTCATAGGGGTCGACGTCGCCAGATTCGGCGCTAATGAAACAGTCATCTTCTTCCGTAAGGGCCGAGATGCTCGTTCTATTCCTCCGATTCGTCTTAGGGGAGCTTCCGTTGTTCAAGTCGCTACTAAAGTCTCTGAAGTCTATTCCACCCATCGAGTTGATGCTGTATTTATTGATGGTGGCGGCGTGGGTGGTGGTGTTGTCGATAATGTTCGGGCTTTGGCAATCCATTGTTTCGATATTCAGTTTGGTGGTAAACCAGAGTCCATAGGCTTTGCTTGGGGAGCCGATAATGAGAAATACGCCAATAAACGAGCCGAAATGTGGGGTTCGATGCGGGCGTGGTTGAAGGGCGGGTCGATTCCGTGGGATGCGGATTTAAAAGCTCAACTTATTGGACCAACTTATACTTACAACCTCAAAAATGAAATTCTTCTCGAGAAAAAAGAAGATATGATGAAGCGAGGTTTAGATTCACCGGATTTAGCCGATGCTCTCGCACTTACATTCGCTATGCCGGTTCAACGGGTCCAGAGAGACGATTTTCCGAATAAACCGCTAGTTCAATCCGAATATAATCCATTTGACGTTAAATCGATCTACGGTGATCAATTCTTGGATGATAGGAAGGTAGCATGAAGACTGATAGAGAGATTGAATGTCCAAACATGCCTATGGAAGAGCGAATCGCAAGAATGATAGCCCGTGCGCTTGGGCATAACGACGATAGCGGCATGATGTGGGAAAGGTATCTGTGTGCCTCTCGCTTAATCCTTCGGGAATGCCGAGTGGAGGGCTAGATGAGTTTCCTTCAAAGAGCCTTCACTCTCCCTGGTACGACCCCACCGCCAGCAGGCTCCCCGGCCAATCCACTTCCAGCGGCTCCCACAGCCGCCCCTACTCCAGCGGCGCCTATTCCAGCGCCACCGGCTCCTGTAGCGGCTCCACCAGTTCCTAGTCCTCCTACAGCACCACCGCCGCCGCAGCCGTTCACAGCAGTCCAGCAGTTAGCCCCTGGCCAACAAGCCGCACAGTCGGGCATTACCGGGACGGTCCTTGGTCGATCCGCAGTAGCCGGTCAGACAGCCCGTAAGTCAGCAACAGTGCTCGGAGGGTGAGATGCCTAGAGTTCCAGACGCTAACATGTACGACGAGCCACAACCAGTCACCGGCGATAAGTTCGTCTCGCCCGAAAACGTTTTGGTAGCCGCAGCAGGAATGCACGATATGGGCCGGCTATTCGAACAGGGCGGCGGTCGATTCTCCGGAGTTAAAGGCCGAGGTTCAAAGTCTAAACCACAAACGTCGCTGAAAGCCCGCTGATGCCCGAAAACTTTGTCAGCGATGAAGACTTAGCCCTTCACCGCCATGTGAACGAGAGACTTTTAGGTCTGCGGGTAAACCGCTATTCATGGTGGGTTCACGCCCGTGAACTCGCTGACTTTTTACTGCCGCGAAGGTACAAATGGCTTATAACCCCAAATCAAATGACCCGAGGTTCTCCAATCAATCAGCATATCTTGGATTCAACTGGGACTCTAGCGGCGAGGAACTTAGCCTCAGGGATGATGTCAGGTATCTCCTCTCCGACTCGGCCTTGGTTCCGTTTAAAGATTGGGAGGGTAGACTCAACTCAGACCTCGCCGATCTCTTTATGGTTAGCCGAGTGCGAGAGATTGATGATGCTTGTCTTCCAAGAATCCAACTTTTACAATTCCATTGCAGTTGTATATTTCGATCTTGTTATCTTCGGTACTGCCGTAATGCTAATGTACGAAGATTTTGAAAACGTCATTCATTGCTTTAATCCGTGTTTCGGCGAATACTATATTGACAATAACGGCAAGATGCAGCCCTTAATCTTCTTCCGTGAATTTACGCTAACAGTTGATCAAGTCGTTAATCAATTCGGCCGTGAAAACGTCTCGCCGCAAGTTGGTCAGCTTTACGACGAAGGCAAAGCTGGACTAACGCGTGAAATCATAGTCGCTCACGCAATTGAACCTAACGACGATGCCCGAAAGTTCGGTATCCCCGAAATCTTTAAGTTCCGTGAAGCCTATTGGGAATGGGGCGGTTCAGCCTCGCCGCAGGGAGGAGTCTCGTATGCCCCTGGCTTCTTGCGTAAAGGTGGTTTTCATGAAGCTCTACATATTGCTGTTAGGTGGGACCTGGTCTCAAACGATGCTTATGGCCGATCTCCCGGAATGGATGCTTTGCCCGACATTAAGCAATTGCAACAGGAAGTACGTCGGAAGGCTCAAGCAATCGATAAAGCTGTTAACCCACCAATGGTCGCCGATATTCAACTTAAGAACCAACCAGCTTCTTTGTTACCAGGCGGAACGACTTACGTCGCAGGAATGATGCAAGCTAATAACGCCGGGTTCGCCCCGGTCTACGGTAACTGGCGGCCCGACATAGCGGCTATTTCCGAAGATTTGAACGAAATTCGTGAGCGTATCCGACGGATTTTCTACAACGATCTTTTCCAAGTTATTTCCCAGTTCCAAACTCGCTCCAATGTATCGGCTACTGAAATCGATGCTCGACGTAGCGAAGCTCTCGTTATGCTTGGCCCTGTTCTAGAAAGGATCGAATATGAACTGTTATCTCCAGTCATTGAGCGAACCTTCGCAGTTATGTCTCGGGCCGGAGTTTTGCCCCCTGCTCCACCAGAAATTAGAGGGCAAAATATTGACATCGAGTATGTTAGTATGCTTGCAACAGCACAGCTTGCAGCGGCTACAAGCGGAATCGAACGAACACTACAAATTACTGGTGGACTCGTGGGAGTTGATCCCTCCGTCATGGACAACATCGATGTCGACTTCGCCATAGAAAAGTATTCATCGTTGTTAAATAACGATCCGAGAATGATCCGTTCGCCACAGGCCCTCCAGCAGATTCGTCAGCAACGTGCTCAGGCGCAGCAGCAAGAGCAACAAGCTCAGATGGCTGACAGGGCCCAGAAGCTCGCCACGGGTGCTAAAACCCTTAGCGAAACCGATGTAGGCGGTGGTCGAAACGCTCTTGAAGCTATGACCGGTGGGGGCGTTGGATGAGTAAAACAGTAGCCGCTAGACTCACAGAAACCGAACACGCAGCTTTCTTGGACATTTGCCGAAAGTATAATATCACTAGGCAACAACTTTTTCGTGCTATGATAATAGATGCCTTAGTCGATGAGGGCTACGATGGCTTACGACCCGAGCAATCGGAGAGATGTGAAGGCGGCTCAGCGCCAAGCGAGACTAGCAGACCAGCAGCGACGGGAGATAATTACTGGAATTATGTCCGTCGCCCCAGGCCGAAGGTGGATGTGTGAACTACTCGAAACCTGTCATATATTTGCAACAAGCTTCTCCGACGTTGCTCTTCGTATGTCCTTTATGGAGGGTCAGCGTGAGATTGGGCTACGGCTTCTCATGGATATCATGGGAGCCTGTCCAGACCAATATGTCTTAATGATGAGGGAAAGAAATGAGCGACAATCAGCCAACGACGCCCGCTACTCCCGAGGGAATCGCGAGGACGGAGACGGGAGAGATCAAGTCCCAGACTCAGACTCCATCGACAGCGACGACTCCGCAGACTTCGACGACGGAAGAACCGAAGCCGAGTCTCGTTAACGAAGAGTCGAAGTCGTTAGCAAATCAGCCCGCCGCCGCAGGGGCTCCAGAAACTTACGCAGTCTGGAACGTACCCGAAGGGTGGCAACTTGATTCAGCTGTTGACGGCGAAGTTAAGGGCATGTTCAAGGATATGAATCTGACTCAGGAACAGGGCCAAAAGCTCGTCGACTTCTATGTCAAGTACACAACCGAATCGGCTAACCAGCCTTATCAAGCTTGGACGGAGATGCAAGAACAATGGGTCAAAGAAGTAAAAGCCGATCCTGTTCTTGGGCCGAGGTTGAACGATGTAAAAAACACAATTTCCCGAGCTATAGATGGTATGAATGATCCTAAGCTTGCTTCGCAGTTCCGTGAGGCTATGGACTATACCGGTGCAGGTAATAACCCAGCCTTTATTCGTACTTTTTATCGGCTTGCTCAAATGGTCACTGAGGGCAAACACGTAGCCGGTAATGGTCCCTCACCGCCGAGTCAGCGCCGGCAAGGCACGATGCCTACGGCAGCACAGGCTATGTACCCGAATCTATCGTCGAGTTCGTAAATGTACGAATATACGTTTTGCTACCATTGTGGTAACTATCATGGTCCAGCGTGCCCACGCATAAGAGCCATTGAGTATTACCCAAATGGGACAGTGAAACGGGTTGAATATCATGTGCAGCTAGCCCAGCCACAGACCGTGGATGAATGGAGATGGGAAGCTGAAAACAAGAGGAGTTTAATTCTGGAATAGGAGCCGATCATGGCTACGATTGGGGCAACTGCCCTAACCTATGCGGACTGGGCCAAGCGAATGGATGACGGCTATCATGTAGCCGTGATTATTGAACTTCTGTCGCAGACCAACGAGATACTTGATGACATGCTTGTGGTCGAGGGTAATCTACCTACCGGCCATAAGACAACCGTCAGAACTGGCCTTCCTCAGGCTACCTGGCGGTTACTCAATACGGGTGTCCCTAACGCTAAATCGACGACTGCCCAGATTGTCGATACTTGTGGCAATCTTGAGACCTATGCAGTCATCGACAAAGATGTGGCTGACCTCAATGGAAATACCGCCGACTTCCGTCTCTCAGAGGTTAAGGCCTTCCTTGAGGGTATGTCTCAACAAGTTGCTGCGACCTTGATCTATGGGAACCAGTTCATCAACCCAGAGCGCTTCACCGGACTGGCC